AAAAGCGAAGATCGATCAGCTGACAAAGAAGCAGAAAAATCAGACGGCAGCGGATGTGATCCATTATCTCTGTTCAGATGAGCGGTATGGATATGGACTGGATGAATCCAGCCTGGATGCGGCTTATATCTTAAAGATGATCAATATGCGGTATGCAATGAACCTGAACAGTTTTCAGCAGTACATTGATACAACGCTGGCATCGGATGTCAGTGACGAAACTGCGGCTGCAATCATGGAGAACAAGGATATCCTGACCGGAATCGATATTACGGAAGATTCAGTCAGAAAATATACGGATGCAGAGTATTTTGCATCAATCATCGGTTATACAGGGCAGATTTCCCAGGAGGAGTATGATGCTCTTTCAGAGGATGATAAAAAGAGATATTCTCTTTCGGATACTGTAGGAAAGGCAGGACTGGAGCAGACATTTGACAGTGTGCTGCAGGGTACAAAAGGAAAAACGACCGTCTATGTTGATAATCTCGGACGTGTGACGGATACTGTGAGCAGAAAAGAACCGGAGGCAGGAAATGATGTTTATCTGACGATTGATAAGAATCTGCAGGAAAATACTTATAAGCTGTTGGAAGAAAAAGGCTACCCTAAAGCTCTTGTAGAAGCAGCTATCGCAGGTTGGCAAGCTAAGGCTGATGCTTTTGCTAATAAGATTATTGAGGATGCTGGCGGTATCAATGAGTACAAACGTATCCAAAAATTCGTACAGTCCCAAGGTAAAGGTGCTGTCAATGCTTTCAATGCTATTGTAAACAAAGATGACTTGTCTGTTGTGTCTGCTTACATTGCAGGTGTAAAGGCACAGATGGTAGCGCAGCATGGCACTGCTAACCCTACTTTAGGTGGTAGTGGTAATGTGGGTAAATCTAAAGGCTATACTGATGCCAATGAGATGATTAAAGCTATGAGTGACCCACGCTATGGTAAAGACCCTAACTATATGCAGGAAGTAGAGCGTAAAGTCGCTGCTTCTAAATTCTTTGGTTAAGACACAAACGTCAATCCCCTCCCATAAGCGGAGGGTTATTTTTTTTTATTCAAAATTATTAAAGGAGTGATTTAATGGCTGATATGATTATTGCCAACCCCGGTCTTGCACAATCTGATAAAGGCAAAGACCGCTTAGGTTTATTTCTGAAAATGTTTACCGGTGAAGTTCTCACCGCTTTCTCTCAGTCCACTATTACCGGTGGTCGCTTCTCTGAGCGCACTATTGAACATGGTAAATCTGCTATCTTCCCGATTGTAGGTCGAGCAAAAGCTAAATACCTGAAAGCAGGTAAGAACTTGGATGACCTGCGTACTCCCATTGAACACAATGAGCGTACTATTGTGCTGGATGGTCTGCTGACCTCTGACTGCATGATTTTTGATTTGGATGAAGCTATGAACCACTTTGAGTTGCGTTCTAAGTATTCCAAGGAAATGGGCGAAGCATTGGCTGTTGCTCAGGACTGTGCTATCTTGGCTGAAGTAGCTAAGATGATTGTAGAAGACAAAGAGAACCTGCCTACCAATGCTACTACTGGTGTCAAAGGTACTGGCAAAGGTCTGATTGTTACCGAGACTGTGGCAACCGCTGACTATGGCGAAACTGAAGCTATGGGTGTAGCTATCTTTAAGGAACTGCTGAAAATCAAGACTAAAATGTCTGAGAATAATGTTCCGCTGGCAGGTCGCAACTGCTACATCAAACCGATGGCACTCAATGCACTCATTGCCAACAAGGACATTATCAACAAACTGTATGGTGCTTCTATGACCATTGAGGGCAACAACCCTCCGAAACTGATTGGTTTTGATTTGATTGAAGCTCCCCTGCTGACTGATGGTGGCGTAGATAATGAAAATGTTATGCAGGGTGATGGTCATGTGTTCCCTGCTACCTACAAAGACACCTGCCAATTCATTGTGGCACATCCGTCTTCTGCTGGTATCTTGACCCTCAAAGGTCTTGGCATGGAACATGCTCGCCGTCCTGAATATCAGGCTGACCAAATTATTGCTAAATATGCAAAAGGTTTTGGTGGTCTGCGTCCTGAAGCTGCCTTTATGGGTGTTGTAACTCAGGCTTAATTTTAAACTACTAACCCTAGGGGATGGCGTATGCTGTCCCCTATTTTTTCTAAAAATGAAAGGAGATGCCAATGCAACTAACAGCGTTAACTGAACTTGATGCAGTCAATAGTATCATTGGTACTATTGGTGAAGCTCCTATCAACAGTCTTGAAGAAATGACAGATGTGGATGCTATCAATGCCCTTCGTATCCTGCGGAATATCAGCAGACAAGAGCAGTCCCGAGGATGGACTTTTAACAAAACACCCCACTTCACCCTTAACCCTGATGTAGACACAAAGAAGATACCATGGAACAGTAACTACTTGTATCTTAAGGATAACCATGGTGTCAAGCTCGTTCGACAGGGTGACTATGTAAAAGATCTGTTCAAAGACACACTGATATTTGAGCACCCTTTAGATGTAGAGATGGTGCTTTATCTTGACTTTGAAAATTTGCCGGAGCAGATGAGAAACTATATCTTAGCTAAGGCATGTTTTGTCTTCCAAAGCTCTTACTTTGGTGATGATAGTCTGACCAAAATTACACAGCAAGAGATTGCTGAAGCATGGCAACATCTGATGGAGTTTGAGGTAGACAATAACAACTACTCAATGCTGGAACATACCTATGTTCATGAGCTGAGATTGAGGTGAGATTATGGGATTGATTAATCAAGACATAAAGAACCTTGTGAGTGGTGTGTCTCAGCAACCGCCTATCCTCAGACACCCTGAACAGCTAGAAGAACAATTGAATGGTTTGTCTACTGAAGCAAGTGGCTTACAGAAGCGTCCCCCTACTATCTTTGAAGCTAATTTAGGTAAGAGAGGAAATGCTATCAATAAACCTTTGATACATTTCATAGATAGAGATACTGATGAAAAGTATATTGTTATCTTCACAGGTGCAGGTGTTGATGTCTTTGACCTACAGGGTAATAAGAAGACTGTGAATATAAACGAAGATGTTTCGTATCTTTATACACAAAGTCCCCGAAGTAATATTAAAGCTATTACTATTGCAGATTACACCTTTATAGCTAATACAATGCAGAAGACCAAAATGACTGATGTTATTGAAGATAAGTCATGGGATACACAAGGTCTACTAGTTAACATTAAGAGTGGTCAATATGGCAGAACCTATAAGATTGTCATTAATGGTGAAACTGTTTCAAGCTATGAAACCCCTGATGGTAGTGATAAATCTCATACTAAGCTTATAGCTACTGATTACATTGCTGAGAAATTAGCTACTACTCTAAAAGAAGCAGGTTATGTGGTAGCCACAGGTTCTTCATGGCTATACATTCAAAAGAGTGCATATAAAACAGCTACAGGTGAAGAGATATTGTTGTCTCCCTCCACCTCTCCTAAGCAGCAAGAGGATAGATTCAAAGGCTTGTCTTTTATAGGGCATTATTATAATTGGAGAGCTTTCCCTACTACAATTACTAGAAATGTAGATACTATCACCTTAAAATTCCCTACAGAAGAAAATATACGTGCTAATGCTCATGATTCTTTTGCATCTGATTACGCTGCTTATCAAAAGATGATGGAAGAGGTGAACAGATGTAAGGAAGACAAATGGGCAGTTACACATGAAGTTATTACACAAGGAGCACAAGGTTTAGATATGACAGGTACAATGAATGTCTACACCTTTACTTATACTACTTCTACAGAAGTGCCTTCAGGTAATAAGGCTTACTCCCTTATCACTTCTGCTGAAGTCTTTGATGGTTATAACAATCAGGCTGCCTTTGGTATCCTTAAGTCTGTGCAGAAGTTCACAAACCTTCCTGCTACTGCCCCTGATGGTTACCTTGTAAAGATTGTAGGTGAAGAAGGTAGCAACACTGATGATTACTATGTCAAGTACAGTGCAGAAGAAAAGGTGTGGAAAGAGTGTGCTAGACCTAACCTGAAGAATCACTTTGATACCTCTACTTTACCTCATGTTCTTGTGCGTGAAGCTGATGGGACTTTTACCTTCCGTAGAGCAGAATGGGAATCTAGGGATATTGGTGATGATGATAGTAACCCTCTCCCCTCTTTCATAGGGCAGACAATAAATGATGTATTCTACCACAGAAACCGCTTAGGCTTCTTAAGTGGTGAGAATGTTATCCTCACTAGAAGTGCTAACTTCTTCAATTTTTGGATGACAAGTGCCACTAAGGTACAGGATACAGACCCTATCGACTTAGCAGTCTCTGATAATACCATTAGTACCCTCTACAATGCCGTCACTTTTGATACAGACCTTATTCTGTTCAGCCGTGAGGCACAATTCATGCTCTCTGCTGATGGTATCTTGACACCTACGAGTGCTAATCTGTCCCCGGCTGTCACCCATTACGAAGCTAGTCTTAAAGCTAAGCCTGTCAATGCAGGTCGCAATGTTTACTTTGTGGCTGAAAGAGCTAAATATACCACTGTACGTGAGTTCTTCACGGCAGCAGACAACACAGATGCTAAGGATGTTCAAGACATAACATCTCATGTTCCTAACTATATTCCTAATGGTGTGTATAAAATCATTCCCTCTACTGTTGAGAATGTTATGCTTTATCTTACTGAAGGTGATGAGACATCAATATATGTCTATAAGTATCTTTTCATTGATAGTCAACGTGTTCAGGCTGCATGGTCTAAGTGGGATATGCAAGGTGTTGTCTATGGAGGGCAATTTATTGATAACTATCTCTATCTGATAGTTGAGCGTAATGGCTATTACTGTTTGGAGAAAATCTCTTTTACCATTAATACTACTGACTTTGATGGTGAAGCCTATCGTATCTTATTGGATTGCAAACATTCCTATCAGATTCCTGCTGAGTGTTATGATTCCCTTAAAGATGAAACTACTGTGAATATAAGTGATATTTTCGGTGATATATATGAGCAGGATAAACAATATAGTGCTGTTGCTCCTGATGGTACATACGTAAAGGCTAAAGAGGGAAAGTTGGTATTTATCGGTGATTATTCTAACCAAGTATTGACTGTAGGTATCAATTATAACTTTAAGATTGTTATGTCAACTATTATGGTTAAACAGTCTGACAATGGCAGCACTCAGGCTCTTATTGAAGGCAGGTTGCAACTACGGCAGATGTGGTTTAACTATGCTGATAGTGGCTACTTCAAAGTAACTGTGGATATTAAAGACAAACAAGCCTATGTCTATGAGTATACCTCTAGGCTCTTAGGTACTCGTTTTAACATCTTAGGTGCAATGCCATTTACCACAGGCTCTTTTAAGTTCCCTATCCAAGCCAAAAATGAGAATGTAAACATTTGTTTGGAAACAGACACCCCACTCCCTGTATCTCTTGTGGGTGCAGGATGGATTGGAAATTACCAAAGGAGGACAAGACTATTTTAAAAGTATCTAAATTAACCATTGAACAGCTCTGTGACTTCAGAGAAAACATGCGTGATGAAGATAAAATGGAATGGTTCTATGCTTCAAGTACAGCCTTTGGTCTCACTGAGGTCGAGGAGTTAAGTAATGCTTTGTGTCTTTATGATGATGAGACACAAAGGGTTTATGCCATTGGTGCTATTGATGCTTACTTAATATGGGTTGTCTGTACTAATGAGGTAGATATACACCCTATTAAGTTCCTACGTTTCTGTAAGCCTTTCTTTAAACAATGGGTAACACATCATGTTTATAATTATGTGTGGCTTAGGAATAAGCGACATGTACAATGGCTTAAATGGTTGGGAGCTGAATTTGGTAACTACACAAGAATCAATGGAGAACTATTTCAGAAATTTACATTATACCCAATAAAGGAGTGATGTCTTATGTGCAGTCCTATGGTGGCTGCTGGTATCAGTACAGGCTTGCAAGTAGCAGGTGATTATATGGGACAACGTGCACAGGCTAAGGCAGCACAGGCTACCATGAACGCACAGGCTAAGGCAGCTATTACTGAGATGAATTGGAATATCATGGATTTAGAACAGCAGCGCACAGATGCCTTTGACCAAGCTGTCGCAGAAATCAGCAACACTAGGTTAAACTCTATGCAGCTCAATAGTGGCGTAAAGGCTGCTGTGAATGAGACCATGAGCGGACGTACAGCTAACCTCATTGTACGTGCTGCCGAAGGTGATACCGCTCGTGCAGTATCCTCTATCCAAGATAACTACCAACGTAAATCTAATGAGGTTGACCTGAATCGTGAGCGACAGGTAAAATCTACTCACGAATTTTTAGAGAACCTTAATGCTTCTGCACCTAAGATGCCTAGTAGATTCACTAACTTTTTGTCTTCTGCTGCCACAGGTTTGAATAATTATACACAAGCTAAGAATATTATGAATCAGCAGAAGATTACAGGTGGCATTGGAAAGACAGCCAAGACTGCTACTAAGACATGGGTAGGCAACGCTCCACGTAGCGTCCATGAGAAGCTAGGTATTGGCAATGGTATTTATAGGAGGTAAGAAGATTGAGTAAAGAAGTACAGGCAGCGGTAGGTACTCAACGGCAGTTTGCAAAACAACCGGAGATGCCCTATGCGCTGTCCTTAAATAAATTCAATGCATCTGCAGGCATCTCACAGCGTACAGATTTAGATGCACAACGCTTAGCATCATCTTTAGGTCTCCTTGGTAAGAATATCATGGAAGAACGCATTGCTGATGAAAAGCGCACCCAAGACCAAGCAGTATTGGTCAATGCAGACAAACTCCTTGCAGGTAAGACACAAGAAGACCTGAAGAAGTTTGACCGCATGGCTGCTTTGCAGAACTCTAGTGATGAATTTGACTTGACAGATAACCGCTATGCTATGGCTGTTCTTGAAAAAGGCATTGGTAAAATGGCAAGCCAATATGCCAAAGAGCAATGGGCAAATGACCCTGCTTCTGAAAAGCCTAAGAGTGTCTCTGAAGCTGTCAGCCTTTTCAATAAGTATCTACAGGAAAACAGAGCTAACTTTAGTGATGATGGTATCTCTAATAAAGTAGCATTTGACCAAGGCTATTATGAAGGTGCTGTTCAAGACACAATAAAAATAGCTAATGAAGCTGACAAGAGAATCAATGATGATAAGCGTCAGAAGATGGTTATGCTTGGCTCTAGTGAGCTTCAAGACCTTGTGTATAGTGGAGCTAAAGGTGAAGACTTCCTCACTCGTGGCAGTGAAGCATTGCGCAAGATTCAGTTAGGTACGAGGGATAGAGATGGGTTCATTAAAGCTGTTGCCCCTCTTGCTCAGATGATTGCTGCCCAAGATTTTGATACGGCAAGATTGGATGCCTTAGGTGACTATCAGTACGAAGATGGTTTGTCTTTAAAGCAGATGGTAAACCTCTACCCTTCCTATACTAAGATTGCAGATAACTTCAATCTGAGAGTTACCGATGATATTGTGTCTAAGTGCACACGTCCTGATGGTACTATTGACCTCTCAAAGGCTGAAGCATTGTTGTCTAAGTTACCTGCGGAAACTACAAATGCTGATGGTATTCCTGAAGCTAACCTGCCTATCTCGCAGGGAGACAACCCCGACTTAACAGACCTGTCCCCCACTATGAAAAGTGTGTTGCCTATGGTTGGTGGTGCTATCTATCAGCTAGGCTTTAAGGATGCACAGATTACTAGTGGTTACCGCACAGCAGAACATAATGCATCTGTGGGTGGTGTACCAAACTCAGAACATACTAAAGGTAATGCTGTGGATATTTACTTAGGTGACAATGTGGATGAAGCACAGGCTAATAAAGCATTGTCTTATTTTAAGCAGTATTTTGGTGAGGTCTTATTCCATGACGCTGGCACAGGCAGACATCTGCATCTTGCTGATTACCATGGTGGTATGAAAGCTGCTAATCCTAAAGAGCAATCTGCTGCTGCCTATAACCCCCAGCGTATCAATAAGATACGTCAGGCTATATATGCTAAACAGGCACAGGCTCAACGTGTTAAGGCTCAACGAGATGCAGATGAAAGAGACAGAATCAATATGGCTCTTTTGCAAACCAATGACCCAAGTGAGCAGATGCAGATTATCAATAGCTCTAATTTACCGGAGGCAACTAAGGCTACTATGATTCGGACTATCACACGTCAAGCACGGCAGTCAGCTAAAGGCTATGGTAATGATGCAGAAGCTAAACATTTTTGGTCATATGAAAATGGTTATCAATATATTAAAGATACTCAGACATATGCTGAATGGTATAAAGCTTATCAAGACCCTAATGTTGATGGGAAGTCTAAAGAATATCAGGCTTTGCAAAAGAGAGCCAATAGAGCCACAGCAAGACTTAATGCCTTGTTAGAGTTTAAAAGAAAACGTGGATATATCCCTAGTGAACAGGAGACCCCACAAGCTAATGAACCCCCTAATGATACTCCTGTGTTCTCTCAAAGAGATAAGGATATTGCTGAGATGAAGATATGGGCAAATAGTAACCCTAAAAATTCTGCTGGCATACCTTTAGATGAAGACCAAATCCGTGATGCTATTGATAAGTTTGCTATACGTAATGGTCTTGATGTGAATGATATTGAGGAGGAGGTCTTTGGTTCATAATGAGCATTATTGATGATTTAAATAAACTTGGTGATGAATCATATGGCGATTTACAAGCCAAAGGACAAGAACAGCTCCAAAAGGTACAGCACCAAGGCTATAATCCTTTTGATGATTTTGGTGAAGCGGTTACCGAATGGATTGCAGACATAAATAAATCGGGTCAGAAGCTTGCTGTGGCTGCTGGTGAAGCCTATAAAACAGGTAATTTTGATGCTATTGATGATATGTCTTTACCTGACGTTGATGCACCTTCCCCCTCTCCTGCCCAAGAAAAGGTTGCACAGGCTTTGCAGGATGCTGTGGATGATGCTCGCTATACTGCTACCAAAGACCCCCTTACTCTCATAGGTGATGTGGCAGGTGCTGCTAACCCTTGGATTCCTTTGGCTGTTCAAGTGCCTATCATGGTGCATGAGATGCAGAAAGCACAGGAGATTGAAAATGCCCCTGAGATGTCTGACCAAGCCAAAGCATCTCTGCTCCCTATGCTGGCAGGTACTGTGGCAGCTTCTGTGACGCATGGCGTGGGTGGTCTTTTATCTAAGGCTGCCCCTAAGGTCTCTAAGGTTATGACCACCCCTTTTGTTGGTAGTGGTATCGCAGCAGGTACAGTGCTTGCTATGGATGAAAATGTACGTAAGTATGCAGCGGAACATCCTGCTCGGTTTGCTGTCAGCCAATTTTTGACAGATACAGCTATTGGTGCTAAAAAGCTTGCCAAAGCAGATTGGTCTGCTAAGACAACCCCTATTACAGATGCAGAGATTGTGTCTGAAAAGACAAACCCTGCTACTGAGCCTTTGGCTGATAAGACTAAAGTTGAGGAGACAAACAAAAAGTTAGGCTCTCCTACTAATGAGAAAAACAAAAGGAAACGTAAGCATCGTAAGCAACATCGTGAGAATGTATGGGATGTTGATACTGACTATGAGGAGATGATTACACCTGCTCAGGTTACCAAGCGTGAACCTAAGACAACCGCTGAAAAAGCTTATCCGGAACAAATGCCCGAACAGCAAATGCAACAGGATGCTATTGCTAATCAGTTAGCTAAAGACCATCTCGAAGCGCACCAAACCCCTGAAATTATGCAGGGTGCTCATGGTGATAAGCTTGAATATAGTAAAGATAATCTTTATCCTACTCCTGTAAGTGCAGAAGATATATGGGAAACTGCAAAAGCTATGTTCCCTATCCGTCCGAACAGATTGGATTTGGCTAGAAGTGATAGAACACTAGGTTACTTTATGCCCCAAGGTAAAGGTATCCGCATCCGTGGGTTTCGTGCATGGTCTGTAATCTGCCATGAAATTGGACATGGTTTGTCTGATAAATTTGGTTGGGGTAAAGACACAGCAGTCCAAAAGGAACTCTATGATGGAGCTACTTCTATATGGCAGAGAGGAGAGTATGGTAATAAGCATGCCCCGGAAAACTATGCTACTTATGTAGAAGAAGGACGTGCTGCCTTCATGAATGAGTATTGTGTCAACCCTGAGATGGCTAAAAAGCACTTCCCTCTTGCCTATGCTGAGTTTGAAAAGGCTATTGCAAGTGATAGATTCTATCAGGCACAGATGAACCTTTTAGGGCAACAGGTGCGTCGATGGGGTTCGCAGTCTGATTTTAGCAAAGCTGCTGGTATGTTCCATTGGGCAGACAAAGAGCTTGGCAAAAGAATTGATAAACTCATTGGTACTTGGACTGCTACTAAAAAGCATTTTGCTTGGGAGTATGCTGACCTTGACGAAAGCATAAGAGCTTATGAGGATAACCAAGGTGTAAAGATAGCTATGGAGAATGACCCTGCTGTCTTAGCACAGTATGCAAAGCAAGCAGGTAATGATACTGTTGGTTGTCTTCTGAATGGTAATAATCTAGGCACTAGAGCTGCTGTTAAAATGATGCAGACAAAATTTAATATTGCACTTAATAATGTTGTAGCTACTGACATCTTGAAACCTTTGGATGCACAAGGTAAGCGTGGTGCTGAACTTCAAAAGTGGCTTAAAGAAACTGAGTACAGAGATTTCTATGAAGCCTTTAATACCTACCAAACAGCTAAACATGAATTAGAAGTTATGGGAACAGGACGTAAGACAACACACACCTTTGCAGAATGTAATAAAATCATTGCTAAAGCAGAGGAACTGCCTGAGATGAAAGTTGCTTCTAATCTTTGGAAACAATGGAATGAGAATGTGTTGCGCATTGCTGTCGCAGGGCAGATTCTTCCTAGAGAGGTTGCTAATAAGTTCTTAAAAGAATACCCTGAGTACATTCCTATGACACGCTCATTCGAGATTGAGGGTACAAGTGACTTCTTGGCATCCCACAAAGCTATGACTGTTGAGGGGTCTGAACGTATTATTAAAGACCCTCTTGTCCAAGCTGTTAAGAATATGCAGAGTATTGTCACTAAAGTAGAGCGCAACCGTGTTGGTCTTGCCCTTGCTGATTTAGCTAAAGGTGAAAAGGGACATTTTCTTATGATGCCTGTAAAAGATGGTAAATACAAGCACGTTTCACAAATTATTACTGTATATGAAGAGGGACACCCTAAATACTACCAATGTATGATGAAAGGTCTCTATGAAGCTATGACTTCCGAAGATGGCAATATGAGTGCTTCTAAACTTGACATTATTGAGAAAATATCTCATGGCGCAGCAACAGCTTTACGTATTGGCTCTACTAGCACACCTATGTTCGCTACTGCTAACCTCTGCAAAGATATTCTTGAAGCAACTATTATGAACGCTGATGGGCGTAGTGCTTCTCACATTCCCCTTGTTGCTCCTATGAAAATCTTTTGGCAGGGATTGCAGATGCTCAATAGTGACAATGCTTTTGGTAAACTTATCATTCGCAACAACAGAGAACGTGCTCTGCTTAGACAATACAAAAGAGAATTTAGGTCTAATGGTGTCACTATGTCCACACGATTAGGCTCTATTGCTGAAATCAATAAAGACTTTAGGAAAATTGTAGACCCTAACATTAGTGATTCTGTCCTTGATAAAATCTTATATCCTATCAAAGTATTATGGAATTGGAATCTAGCATATGGTGAAGCTATGGAACAGTTACCACGTATGGCTCTTTATCGACGTGCTAAAGGACGTGGTGCTTCTATGATTGAAGCTGCTATGGTTGCTTCTGACAGTACCCTTAATTTTGCGAAGAGTGGTACTACTGTTAAAATTCTTAACAGGCATACGCCTTTTTTAAATGCGGCTTTTCAAGGTACTTTAAAGACAGCTAGAGAGCTTTCTAAAAATCCTCTCAGTGTTGGGCTTGCTATGGCAGAACATGTACTGTTTCCCACCCTGTTATTGTGGTATTGGAATAAAGACGAAGATTGGTATAAGGATATGCCTATGGAGATGAAGAATAAAGCATGGTACATCAAGATAGGTGATACCATCTATGATTACCCTAAACCTGCCTTTATCGGGCAACTAGCTGGTTCTATACCTGAGCGACTGTTAGATGTTATGGCTGAGGGTGAAGATAAGCAGGTTATTGCTGATGTTGTCTATAAGCTTATCAAAGACCTTGCTCCTTCCGGTGCTCCTCCTATCATAGAGAAATTCTATGAATGGCAGACAAACCACTCTATGTATCGTAATCGTCCTCTTGTTGACCAGCGTCTTGAAAAGCTCAGTCCTAAGAACCAATATAACCAGTACACCTCTATGGTAGCACGTGGTATTGGACAGGTGACTAATCTGTCACCTATTAAGATAGACAATACAATCTATGGTCTCACAGGCTCTATGGGTTATACTTTTATGAATGCTGTGGATATGGTGGCTAGGGATAATATTACCCCCAGCAAGAAATGGACTGAATATACTCGCTTTACTTATACTGAGGGTACAGGTACTTCCCGCAGCAAGGATGTATTCTTTGGTGGTCTTGATAAGCTGGAGACACAATATGCAGATGCCTCTTTTGAGGGTAGGAAGCCTAAGGTGGACAAAGAACTTAAAGGTATGCGTAAAGCTAGGGCAGATGCTATGAAAGTTTCTAAGGCTATCAGGGAGCTGTATGCAGACAAAACTATGGATGCAGACACTAAGCGTGCTAAACTTGATGAGCTGAATAAGAAACAAAATAGTATTTTCAGAACTGCCAATAAGAAATACTTAAATTACAAATATATACAAGTCCCCAAATAATATGGTATAATACTTATTAGGAGTGATGCTTATGCAAAGATTTAAGATAAAAAATGTGGAGAAGTATTTAACTATCATTGTTTGGACGATGCTAATCTCAGCTATATTTTGCATAATATTTGACATAGAGGGTTCAAAAGCTTTTGTAGATGTTGTGACAGGAGGTTTTGTCTATCTTTTCTTTGGTAGTTTTGCATTTTGCATAGTAGTTATGATAGTCTCTTTTCTTTTTAATGCTATTTGCGAGATACGTAAAAAGAAAAACAATAAACTTATTGCTACTATATCTCTTATCCTTTTTCTTATATTCTTTGCTATTACATTTATTTTTGATAGTGGCATAGATATTCCCTATGCTCGCTTCTATGCTAGATAACATTCTCCCTGAGGTGATTCCAATGTACAGCTACTAACTTCATACCTATCCATTGTTGCTTTGCACGGACAATGAAAGGAGTTCTGTCCCATGGAATTAAGTGCTGATATTCAACGTGAAATACAGCAACAGTTTAAAAATAGCTATGCCCAACTTTTAGCGGACATAACTCGTATTTATGAGCAAGGTGCTATGCGTGATGCTCTCACCGGACTGTACAATAAACAAGCCTTTGAGCGTGACAGTACCACTAATCACTTTGGCTTCGTTGGTATCCTTTTCGCAGACATCAATGGTCTGAAATATACCAATGACCACTTTGGACACAGTGCAGGGGATAAGCTGATAAAGGACTTTGCAGCTAAGCTTAAGGAAACCTTTATCTCCCCTGTTTATAACTGTTATCATATATCAGGTGATGAGTTTATAGTAGCTGGGTTTGATATTAAAATCCATGAGTTCCTTGGAAGTGTGTTGTCTTTCCATAAATCCCTATGGGATAAAGACAACCCTCCCCTAGCTGCCTTAGGCTACTCTGCTGGTGTCTTCTCAGATATTGCAGAAATCACAGAGTACGCCGAAAAAGCAATATATGAAGACAAACAAAAATTTTATAATAAATTTCCTCAGATGAGGAGATAATAAATTGAATTGTGACCGCTGGCTCTTTTAGAGCTGGTGGTCTTTTTATTTTTACAAAGGAGATGATTAATATAGCTATTAAATTGGCTACATCTATTACTTATACAGCAGATGGTTCTCAAACGAATTTCTCTGTACCTTTTGATTACCTGCGTCCTTCCTTTGTCCATGTGTCTGTTAATGATGCAGAGGTTTCCGAGGGGTTCACTATAAGTAATCGTATGGTTATGTTTGATTCTGCACCGGCTAAAGATGCTGCTGTGCATATCTATCGCAGCACTCCCACTACTCGTTTGGTGTCTTGGGCAGATGCAAGCATCTTGAAGGCTATAGATATGACGATTGCAGAAATCCAGCAACTACATATCTTAGAGGAAGCAAGTGATTGGTCTAAGACTAATTCTATTGTTCTTGATGAAGAAAGTGGTGCATGGCAAGGACGTAACTATCGTGTGTCTAATGTGTCTGACCCGACAGAAGCACAGGATGTTGTAACCAAGAATTACTTAGAGAACACCGAGGATTCCTTTGTTCAGCGCATGAACGCTATCAAGACACAGACTGAACAATTTGCTAACACAGCAGGTAACAGCAAAGATAGTGCCTATAAGAGTGCACAGTCCGCTAGTGTATCTGCTGCAAGTGCTGCGGAAAGCGCAAGGTTAGCCGAAGGTTACAAAACAGCAGCAGAAACTGCTAAGAGTGATGCGTCCCTTTATGCTGCCAACGCTAAGACCTCTGCTGATAATGCAGGTGCTAGTAAAGAAGCAGCTCAATCTGCTGCTACTACTGCTAGTAACTTTGCTGCTGGTGCGCAAAATAGTGCAAGGGAAGCAAAGACCTACAGGGATAACGCTAAAACCTACATGGATAATGCTAAGAACTATAGTGAGAATGTCAATGTGTTTACGCCTAGTGTGTCTACTAGTGGTGTCTTATCATGGACTAATAAGGCAGGACTTGCGAACCCTCCCTCTGTGAACATTAAGGGTGATAAAGGCGACCAAGGTTTGCAGGGCATACAGGGCGTACAAGGTGTCAAAGGTGATACAGGTGCAAAGGGTGACCGGGGCGCAACAGGTGCTGCGGCTACTGTTAGAATCGGTACAGTGACTACAGGTGCGCCGGGTAGTGAGGCTATTGTTACTAATGTTGGTACTGCTAATGACGCTGTGTTGAACTTTATGTTGCCCAGAGGTAAAGATGGCAAAGATGGTGGCATTACTGTTGATGCAGCACTTAGCGATACCTCTATCAACCCTGTGCAGAATAAAGTTGTAAAAGCTGCTATTGATTCCGTTGCTGCTAGTGTGCCTACTAAAGTATCTGACCTGCCAAACGATGCAGGTTATTTGACACAGCATCAATCGCTTGCTGATTACGCTAAAACGTCGGTGGCTAACACTTGGACAGCAGCGCAGACGTTAAACTTTTTGTCGGTATATTACGAAAAGTATCCTATATACATCGTAACAGGTACGAATGATACGCCGATTATATCTGCAATGATGTATAAGGCAACTAATAATTTCACACTTGATTTAGGTGCTTTGGCAATGAAGGTTGATAAGTCACAAATCTCTGTATTTAGTGCGTACTTTACAGCGGATGCAGACTATGCATTGACTATCACTAACTGTGGAACTGTTAAGTATATAGGGTCTGCATCTGATGTAGCTATTACAAGCTCCGGTTTGCTTTTAAACATTATGATGGTAAAAGATGCCAGCAATAATCTGACCAGCATCGTGCAAGCTAATAAGTTATCGTAGAGGTGGTAATATGGGCTTAAACAGAATGATGATGAAAAATGGTGAGGTAAAGGTTGAAGATGGTAGCAAGTATTGGACTTGGAATGACGCAAATAATAAAACAATTTCTTTTACTGTTCCACCGGGGATTAAGAGAATCAAAGTAACATCGTCTATTGATGGGGGTGAGGGTGACCCCGATTTATCCAACTATGCTAACATAAAGAATACATCAACCAATAAAGTTTGGGGTGAGGGTTGGTTTTATACTACCTCTGAGGGTGAAGTCGACGATGCCGCAGATATTGATTCCATTGTAGGTGTAACACCCAATAAAACTTATAGATTGCTGTTTAATTGCTATTATACAAGTGGTGTGACTTTTTCATGGGGCAAAGCAATAAATGACATGAAACCTACAGTTGAAGATTATTAAGCAAAGGAGGAACAAAATGCAGACAAAATATAAATACAAAGACAAAACATATACTCACACCTATCCTCTTTCCGAAGCCTTAGGTAAAGAAGGTATCTTTATCCCCCTGTCAATCTCTGAGGAAACCCTTAAAGACTTAGGTGTTGAAGTGACACACGAGGAAGAACCGATTGAGTATCTCAAAGAACGCAAAATCGAAACTTTAAAGATGCAACGTGATAAAGCAGAAGTAGAGCCTATCACCTACCAAGGATACTCTTTTGACTATGATGAGAAGGCTCGTGAGCGTATCAATGCTGCTATCATTGCTCTTGAAGTTGCAGGTGCTTCTGCCTCCCTCACATGGACTACGGCAGACAATCAAGATGTAAAAGTAACTGCATCTGACCTGCGTGGTATCATTGCACAGGTAGCATTGAGAAGTGATAAGCTCCACAGTGCGTATAGAAGAGCTAAAGAAAAAGTGGCAACTGCTTCAGCTAAAGAAGAAGTAGAAGCTATTACATTAGTTTAGTTAAATAAAAAGACAGGGTTGTTGTCTTCCCCTTCAGGGGTTTTGGGTGGGCAGAAAGGATTTTATCATGGAAAAGAATCGCAAAAAGGCTCGTGCTTGGCTTAAGTCCTCTACTCTCACTGCGTATAAGACAATCACAACAGAAGCTAAGCTCACACCAAAACAACAAGACATACTCGACAAAACTATCCTTAAGGACTACTCGCAACAAAAGCTTGCTATGGAGTACCATGAGGATGTGTCTTGTATCAAACGTGTCTTAAGACAAATATATGACAAAGTATATCTTGTTCTTTTCAAGTAACTTTATAGTCATTTAGTTACAACTTTCAATCCCTAAATTCATGTTATCATAATAGCAGGAGGTGACTAGTCACTATGCAATATAACATGAACCAAAACAAACTTATGCAAATGATGATGATGCAAGCCTTGAAGCAGGTTTCCCCTGAACTGTTGGCAATGGTTGAGGAAGAAGCTCGTAAGCGTGGCATGTCGGATGAAGACATCAACGCAGGTAAAGCATACATCAACCAAGTTCAAAAAGGAGTTGAAAAGTAATGGAAATGGCTAATGCTGGCGTAGGTCTCGGTGATGCCCTGATGCTCGCCAAACAAGGTTCTAATGGTAATGAGATGTGGAATAACCCCTTTGTATACCTTATCCTCTTAGCTGCCTTTGGTGGTGGCTTTGGTGGTTTTGGTGGCTGGGGTGGTAATGGTTCTGCTTTCCAAGGTGCTGTAACTCGTGCAGAGCTGTCTGAAGGCTTAGACAACCAAGACATCAAAGCTAGTCTGCGTGGTATCCAAAGTGGTATGTGCGACGGCTTCTACACTGTTGGCATGAATGAAAAAGAAACCGGATACAAAGTAGCTAGTGTTGGTGAAAGTATCAATCGTAACATTGATGCCCTGCGCTTTGAGGGTGCTGCAAACACCTGTAAGGTTACCACCGCTATCCATGAGGAAGGTGAGAAAACTCGTGCTCTGATTACCTGCAACACTATGCAAGCTCTGCGTGATAAGCTGGCAGATAAGGATAGAGAACTGCTCTATCTGAAACTTAAGTTACCTGCTACTACCACTGCTACTGCGTAATGTTACCGAGGGTTGGCTAGAAGCTGACCCTCTTTTATTTTATTATGGAGGATATTATGGACAATGAAATTGTAAAGACAACCCCTCCTATTGGTGTCTCCACCCTATCCCTCATGGGTATCCCCCTATCTGATTGGGTGTATATCGTCACCATTATGTATGTCTTGATTCAGATTTGGGTCTTGCTGTATAAGACCTTTTTTAAAAAGGAGGAATGTAATAAGTGAAATTATCTGCTCATTTTGATTCTAGTGAATTTGCCTGTAAATGTGGCTGTGGTGGTCTCCACAATGGTGCTGACATCAACCCACGGCTTGTACAGGTATTAGAGCGTATGCGTGCTATCATTGGTAAACCTTTAGTGCTGTCCTGTGGTTATCGCTGTCCTGCCCACAATGCTGAGGTAGGTGGTGTGTCTAACAGTCAACATATCTATGGCACTGCTGCGGATGTGCAATGCCCTGATGGTGCCATGGTACAGACTTTGTATGATGCTGCGGTAACTGCTGGTGCTGATGGTATTGGTATTTATAGCTGGGGTGTCCATGTGGATGTCCGTGGTTATAAGGCACGTTGGTAAGATTTACGAGGGAGCTTAGTCTCCCTCTTTTTTATTTTGAGGAAGAAGAAGAAGGAGGAAGAATAATGTTGAATGTAGAGAAGAGAGATGGAACTCTCGTTGAATTTAACGAAGACAAAATTATCAATGCTATCTCAAAAGCTGGTTTTGTAACCAACTACACAAAAGAAAAGATTGCTAAGAAAATTAAAAAATTAGCTTCTAAAGAAACTATATCCGTAGAAAATATTCAAAATCTTGTAGAAGAAGCACTAATGAAAGAAAAGTATCCTGATGTTGCCCGGGAGTACATCCGTTACCGCTATAAACGTGAGCTTATCCGTAATACTAAAGGTGCGCTGAGTGAGGTACTTGATATTGTCAACCTTAGTAACCAAGATGTGAATGAGGAAAACTCTAATAAGAACCCTGTTATTCTGTCTACTCAACGTGACTATATGGCAGGCATGGTCTCTAAGGAACTCTCTGAAAAGCTCCTGTTCCCTCCGGATGTGATGAAAGCACATAAAGAAGGTATCATTCATGTGCATGATATGGACTATGCTATCCAAAAGATGTACAACTGTGCTCTGCTTGACATGGAAGACATGCTGCAAAATGGCACTGTAATCAATGGTACTATGATTGAAAAACCACACAGCTTTGCTACTGCTTGTAATATTGCTACTCAGATTATGGCACAGGTTGCTTCTAATCAATATGGTGGGCAAAGTGTGTCGGTAGCACATTTAGCTCCATTTGTCAATATCTCTAGGGAAAAAATTAGAGAAGAATTTATAAAGGAATTAGAGCATTTTGAAGTTTTTGATGATGGGGATGTGGGTACAACTTTGATGATTAAAAAAGTTGTAGAAGAAAGGGTAAAGAAAGAAATCACTAGAGGTGTTCAAACCATGCAATATCAAATTAACACCCTTATGACTTCCAATGGTCAGACACCTTTTGTTACATTGTTTCTGTACCTCAATGAAGCTAAGAATGAGCAGGAAAAGAAAGACCTTGCTATGATTATTGAGGAAATCATTCGTCAACGCTATCAGGGTGTCAAAAATGAAAAGGGGGCATGGATTGCTGCTGCATTTCCTAAGCTGATTTATGTCTTAGAGGAAGACAACATCCGTAAGGGTACTCCCTATTATTACCTCACAGAGATGTGTGCTAAATGTACTGCTAAGCGGATGCAACCTGATTATTTATCTGAAAAGATTATGCTGAAGAATAAGAAGACCGAAGATGGCGTGGGTCATTGCTACCCTCCTATGGGATGCAGAAGCTTCTTGACCCCCTATCTTGATGAAAATGGTAAAGCTAAATTCTATGGTCGCTTCAACCAAGGTGTTGTCTCCATCAACCTTGTTGATGTTGGCTTATCTGCGATGAAAGACAAAACCGCATTTTGGAAAATTCTTGATGAGCGTTTAGAGCTGTGCCACAAAGCCTTGCGTGTAAGACACCAAAATCTTAAAGGTACAATCTCTAATGTCTCCCCTATCCATTGGCAGTATGGTGCTATTGCTCGCCTGCAGAAGGGTGAGAAGATTGACAAGTTGTTGGAGAATGGCTACTCCACTATCTCCCTTGGCTATGCAGGTCTCTATGAGTGTTGTATGGCAATGTTCGGTAAATCCCATACTGACCCTGCTGTGAAACCTTTTGCTCTCTCTGTCATGCAACACCTTAATGATAAGTGTGCTGAATGGAAAGCTAAGGAGCACTTAGGCTATAGTGTCTATGGTACTCCTATGGAAACCGCCACATATAAATTTGCTAAATGTCTCCGTGAACGCTTTGGGGTGATTAAAGAAGTCACTGACCATGACTACATCACTAATAGCTATCATGTGAATGTACGTGAGCCTATTGACCCCTTCACCAAACTGCAATTTGAATCTGAGTTCCAACTACTTAGTCCGGGTGGTGCTATCAGTTACATTGAGTGTGCTGATATGACCAAAAACATTGATGCAGTTATGGCAGTTATTCAATTTATCTATAACAACATCATGTATGCGGAACTGAACACTAAGAGTGACTATTGTCAGGTCTGTGGGTATGATGGTGAAATTAAGATTGTCACAGATAATGGTAGATTGGAATGGGAATGTCCGAATTGTGGTAATAGAGACAAAACCAAGATGAATGTGACACGTAGAACCTGTGGATAAAGAATTGTCCACTTTAAACCCTTTAAACTGCGGGAAACTCCTTAGAGCTGTAAATACTAAGTCATGCTGGTGACAGACATGATGGCTGTTAGTAACGGAACAGGTATAGTAAAAACTTTACAGATTGGACAATCAAACGCAACGAAACCTCTCTAGTAGAGGGACGCTCAACGACTATAATAAGGGACACTATCCTCTAAGGGAGGAATTATGATACTTAAAGAAATAGAAAACTTCAAAGGTTATTTTGTGTCTGATAATGGCACAATATTCTGCAATCTAGGCAAAGGTAATAGGCGCAAAGGGAAGACTGTTCCCTTATATCCTATCACCCCACGCCCCACTAAAAATGGTTATATGAGAATCTATGCTCGAAACAGCACTACCAATAAAAGACAAGACTTATATGTACATAGATTAGTAGGGAGATATTTTATCCCTAATCCTCATAATAAAAGAGTTATTAACCACAAAAATTGTAATCGTGCAGATAACAGAGCATCAAATTTAGAATGGGTAACAACAAAAGAAAATGTTGAATACTCTATGAATTTAAAGCATCTGTTGCGTGATGAGAAGACAGGCAGACTTGTAAGTGGACTTTAAAGGATAGTGTATGGTATAGTCTATTCCGTTTTAAATAATGGGAAACCATCGGTATAAAAGATTTAGGTTCGCAATTTTGGAATCAAGGACGCACTGAGGAGATTAGAGACCGCTTTATTCATTTAGGGGGTGACTTCCGTGGCTAAAAAGGTGTATATCGCTGATATTAAGAACCCTTCACTTACTCGTGCTATTCGTCTAAAATGCATGGACTGTGCAGGTACTTCTGATAACATCCGAGATTGCCATATCTGCAAGTGTCCTCTGTGGTCTTTCCGTTTTGGTAAAGGCACTGCTGCTGCTATCCGCACCTTATCTAAGACATATGATGTATGTCTTGTGGATACCAATAAAACAGATTACATTGAAGAATTAAAAGGTAAGAAGTTAAAACGCCCTCAGTAACGCCTGAGAGCCTATTTGAACATTTTAATTTTCTTGCCTATGTGATTATACCTATGGGAGTGTTTCATTGCTCAAATGGCACTCCCAGCCCCTCTCAATCGTGTGAGAATTGATTTATGAATACAAAGGAGTGATAAATGATGCAGATAGATGAAAAACTGCTTGATAAGCTTGCTATAGGTGAAGTCAATGCCCTTTTAGAAGGACTTGATGACCCTGAGCTGAGACGCAACCCTGCTTTTCTTGCTAAGGTGCGTGAGTTCTTGAAGCAGAACAAATTACAGACTACCCCTGAAACCCAAGGGGTACAAAAGATTCAAAAGGTAGTGGAGGAGATTCCTACCTTTGATTTGGATGGGCAGGTGAGCTGATGTCTGAATGGACTGATGAACAGGTTGCCAAGGCTAAGGAGGACTTTAGGGTCTTCCTTTTTATTTTGTGGAAAATGATTGGTCTTCCTCCACCTACCCCTATCCAATATGCAATGGCACATTACTTGCAGTATCCCCCTAGTGACCGCATTATCCTTGAAGCGTTCCGTGGTGCTGCAAAGAGCTTCATTACCTGCGCCTTTGCCGGGTGGAGCTTATGGAATAACCCTCAGATTAAAGTAGAGATTGTGTCTGCTTCAAAAGAACGTGCGGATGCCAACGCTGTCTTTATTAAGCGTATCCTTAATGTCTTGCCCTTTTTAGAGCACTTAAGACCTGATACAACCAAGGGCAACAGAGACACCATGAACCTGTTTGATGTTGCCCCTGCTGTGCCTGACATCTCCCCCTCTGTAAAGTCTGTAGGTATCTATGGTCAGATTACAGGCTCTCGTGCTGACCTGCTGATTGCTGATGATATTGAGATTCCCTCAAACTCTGCAACGCAGGTACAGAGAGATAAGCTAGGTGAAGCTGTTAAGGAATTTGATTCTATCCTTAAACCTAATGGTCAGATAGTCTACTTAGGCACACCACAATGCGAGATGTCTCTTTATAATGAATTGCAAAATCGTGGCTACTCCTGCACCATTATTCCTGTTATCTACCCTGAGGATAAAAAGGCTCGTGATAATTATGGTAGCAGGTTGCATACCTTCATTGCTGATGCACTTGATAAAGACCCCACGTTAGCAGGTAAACCTACTGACCCTCTACGCTTCAATGATGAAGAAATTTTCAAACGTAGACTATCATATGGTAAAGCTGGCTTCGCCTTGCAGTTCCTGCTTGACACAAACCTCTCTGATGCTGAAAAGTATCCACTCAAAGTGGCTGACTTTATTGTGACTGACCTTGATATGGATGAAGCATCTATGAAGTGGGCATGGGCAAGTGGGTATGAACAACGCCTAAAGGATGTACCCTGTACTGCCCTTAAGGGTGACTTCTTCTATGCCCCTTTTGACAGGTCTAAAGAAACAGCTAAATATACAGGTACTGTAATGGCTATTGACCCCTCCGGACGTGGTGCGGATGAACTTGCCTATGCTGTTATCAAGATTCTCAATGGTTACCTTTTCCTCATGGAAGTTGGTGGCTATCGTGATGGTTATGGTGATGATACCCTCAATATCTTAGCTAATAAGTGTAAGTTTTGGGGTGTGAATGATGTTGTCTCTGAAGCCAACTTCGGTGATGGTATGTGGGGGCAGCTCTTTAAGCCTGTACTGAATAAGGTTCATCCTTGCACCTACACGGAAGTCAAGAACAACAAGCAGAAAGAAGCTCGTATCATTGATACTCTTGAACCTGTTATGATGCGCCATAAGCTCATTGTCAACACCTCTGTTATCTATGATGATTATAAGGTATATGAGAATGACCAAAAATATTCTTTAATCTATCAGCTCACAAGGCTCACTAGAGATAAAGGTGCGCTTGCCCATGATGATAGGCTTGATGCTGTGACCATGGGTGTTGCCTTTTGGTTAGAAAGTTTAGACAGGGATGCTCAACAGGGCATTGATGAACTTGAAGAAGAACAGCTTATGAAATGGTGGGATTCTGACTTTGGTATCTTACACAAAGAATATAATCCTGAGCTTGTTCCGGAACGCTATAGAAAAAGACAACCACAATTCGGAGGAGCTACTGTGGTTGATAACTTTTATAGCTAATGGGTCATATAAACCTGTGAAACTAATGGGTCACATACTCGATAAGAGTAGGAAAGGGACATTATATTATACCTATAGATAACTATAGATACCTTATAGTTACTATAGATACCATATGACCTTATATGATTCCATATGTAACCCTTAGATACCCTTGGTACTATAGAGACTATAGATACCTAAGGGTAATTGTTATTATTACTAATAAACCTAATTAATAGATACTTATAGATACCCTAAGGTTTCCTATACCTCCTAAGGATTCCTTAGGGTATTTTTTTTATTATTACCTTAAATAACCTTCTTAAAGGAGACTATATATCATGAAAGAAACCTTAATGAAACTAAAGACCCTCTTCCTCTATGGTCTTTTAATATCCATCCCCCTGTTTGTCTTCTTGTGGTTCGTGGATACGCTATCCTCATCGTTCAATCCCGAATATAGACCGCTACTTGGCTTCTTGCAGATTGCAAACAGTCTGCTGCAAACCATTATAGGTATGTAACGCTATGTTTACCACGAGAACCAAGAATATAATTGCTCTTTTACTGAGCTTTGCTATTGGAGCTGGTTGCTGCTACTTATATCTAAGAGGAGACAACAAAGCTTCAGAAACCCCTATGCCCAGCTCAGATTCTAAGGGTGGACTTTTGTCTACCACAGGAATCCATGCTGAGACCAAAGACAACCCCAAAGAAGAGGACTTGGTGTTGTCTAACAAATACGTCGCTGTTATTAATGGCGAGAAAGTGAGTGTGCCGATTGTTAAAAGAACTGCTGGTACTATTAATCAACCTGATAGCACTAGTGGCTCTGCTAATGATGCACCACCGGGAGTAAAGGCTACTGTAGAACAGACTGTAGACCTCACTCCTGTGTTGTCTAAACTGCGCCCCTCTTGGGAGCTGGGTGCTGGTGTGTCTTATGTAAATGAACGTGCATATGTTCCTATCTCTATCCAAAGGAACTATCAGGCTGATAAAGCACTAGAGCTTACTGTACTTGTAGATACAGATGGTAAAGCTAAGGGTGCTATGGTACAACACAAATGGCTGATAAAGTAAATCTTATAACTGCCCAAGAAGCAGCTAAGATTCTAAGACAAAATAAACCCGACAAGATTTACCTGCTAGTGAGGTCAAAATGCTTGTCGGGTTTCAAATGTGGTAAAAGGTGGCTTATAGATGAGGATAGTGTCTATAAGTACATCAATAGGTGTCTTCTGAATCAATAGTGACCAAAATAGTGACCGCTATTTAAAAAATGGCTTAACCATGCAGTTTGCAGGCTCTGATGAAACTATTTTAACACACTTCGGCGTTTTATCCAATATGGATAGCGATAAATATAGGCAAATTAGTGAACATTTTTCAGTTTCAGCTAAAAAAGATTCGGAAAATCAGCCATAATGCAAAAATGGTCACCATGAAAGATGACCATAATTTTATTGAAAAGGAATGTTATTATAACGTTTA